AAAAAATTAACTTACATTTCTTCTTAACGAATCATACCTCATTTGATCTCTAGTATCTCTTCCTTCGCCAAGATTTTTAAGTCTCTCTAAACTTTCTTTAAATTTTGCATCGTACAAAGCTATGTCTGCTGGATTTAATTTTAAAAATGTAGAGCCTTCAACCAAGCAACCATACAGCAACGTGTCAGGCGCATCGCTTGATAGGTAAGTTGTGCCGCTATCTGAGCCTGAAGTCAAAGACGCGGGTCTAGCCAAATAGTGAAGCTCTACCGAATAGTCTGTATCAGGAACCGGGCTTACTTCAAAAGAACTTTGGTCAAAAGTGGCATAGTATTTAGGCTTGCCAACAGTTGTTGAGTTGGAAGAATATTCTTTAATAAAAGAATTGTGTTTAAAATCAAGATAGCTGTATTCATTGCCGCTAATAACAGCCAGTGAAAAACTTGCTAAAAAATCTGATGGAGTGGCTAAAAATCTATTGCTTGTCGTTAGATTGCCTTGAACATTTCTTCTTTGGTCAGGCAGTTGCACTGACTTTAAAATTCTTTCTTCGGCTTGCTGTATAAAGGTTGGAAGCTGCGAAACAAAAGTTGTTTCCTCAGATTCTAAGTAATCTTTAATTGCTGTCTTTAGTGTGGATAAAGTAAAACTCATGATGTTGTTATTGTAACCGAACCCAATGAACCATTCATAGCGCTAGGCGTGGTTAAAATTGTTCCTATAATTCCTAATTTAAAATTAGTATAAACCGTAAAAGCACTGGGGACTACGCTCACATCGGGTCTTGGCTCTCTAATTGCCTGTGGGTCAATTAATTTTTTTGTTGGAGTTAATTGCGGATGCTTTGGCTCAAAGCACTCATTGCATGTCTTTAAACCGTTCCACTCTTTTTTAAGAGTTGCTATGCCATACCTAAATCCGCACCTGTCGCATATACCGTATGCTTTTTTATTAGACGCAAAAGCCATTATGGAATATTGTAGCTAGACACATCTGGGGTAATTCTTACCGATGCCCTGTCTTCGTCCTGCTCCATGGCTCTAAAAAATTCTTCGTCATAAATTTGTTTGAGTAGCGCGGTTCTTTCTGGGCTTTTTTTAATAGATAGGTAGTAAGCAAGACCTGCTGCCAAGCAAGGATAAAACCTGAAAGGTATATCAAGGGTATTGGTTGCTGAGTCTGCGTCATCCATTCTTGTCAAGACGTTCATGTAAATAGTGTATTTGCTTGAGGCATCAGGAGCCGGGTAAACGCTTATGGTTGGAGACAATTGTTTATCAATAAAAAATTGCAAAGACTTACCTGTTACTGATTTGTTTGGAACCGCAGAATACTCGCTTCTGGATAGCCTTGTCATTTGCAAGTCTACGCTTTCATTGTTAACCGTTTCTCTTACAAAGGCATCTAATACATCAATGGCAGCCGTGCTATTTACCGAATCAACATTGTATGTTGCTGTTCCTGAAACCAAGGCAACCGTCTTTTGGCTTATAGTCCACTGGTTTAAACCACGATTAGCCCATTCAGCCAAAAGTAAATTTAAACTTCTTCTTGCTGTTTTTAAATCGTATGCTGTGCGCAACTCTAAGCCGCATCTTTCAAACGCCTCTTCAATATAATCAGCTACATCTAGCTCGAAATTTTTAGAGCTTGAAACGGTCATAATTTATTTTTTAGCTTTGCCGCCTCTGCCAAGTTTTTTAATGCCTGACTTACCGGCTCCGCCCATTGCAAACTTTCTGATGCCTGATTTGCCAGCGCCACCCATAGAAAACTTTTTAATGCCTGATTTGCCAGCGCCACCCATTGCAAATTTCTTTATGCCTGACTTAACAACTTCAGCGCCTTGAGCTGATCTTCTTTGTTGAGATGCTCCGGCTATTACATCGCCACCTGATTTCATTTTTTTAATGCCTGACTTACCAGCGCCACCAGATTTCATTTTTTTAATTCCTGATTTTTTCATAATTAATTCCTACGATTTAAAATTTTTTGGAACTCATCTTGATTCCAATTATTATAATAACCTATTTTTTCTAATCTTTCAGAGGCAATGTTTAAAGTATCTAATCTTTGCACAAAAACCATATTATAACTTTCTTCGTATAAAGGCTCAAAGTCATCCTTTTGGCTTAATACGCTTTTCTCTTCGTGGTCTTGGTGAAAGCCCATTACCCATAAATTTTTTTTATTTAAAAAAACATTCATCATGTTTATTCTTTCGTTAAAAACCTCTAGCAACAAATCTACATTAAAATCACAGTAAATCGCAACGTCAATTTCTTTTGGAAAATTGTCACTGTATTTAATTAAATCTAGCCATTGCATATCATCGGATTTAATTATTTTTACAGAATTATTTTGCCAAGTTTTGTTGGCGTAGGGACACACTGGATGATTGTCCTGACTGTCTTCTAAGACTTCTTTCGACCAAGCCCTAATCTCTTCTTTAATTTGTGATAATTCCACTACTTTGCAAATGTACTTACGTTGGTTGGTTTGCCTTTTACGCCCTGTTTTTTGCTTCTTTTTCTTGTAACTGCTGATTTTATTTGTGATTTAGACATAGACTGTGCCTTAGATTTAGGCACACATTTTGGGTATTTTCTTTTTGAGCCTTTGGTAGATTTTCTGCCACAAGATTTATAACCACCGCCTTTTTTCTTTGAGCCAATATCAACCCATTCTTCAGCGAACCAACGGCGAAGACCCATTACCTGCCACGCATTTTGGTTTTTTTCCTGCGATCATCCATCACAGCTCCACAACCACGGGCTATAAAACTTTTCATTCCGGCACCTGTTTTAACTCCACCGCCATTGTTCATAAAACCAATCTGGTTTCTTACTTTTTTTGGCAAGTTTGGCAAACCTTTGTTGTCTGCTGGTATTGGTTTTAAATTTTTTTCCATAATTCCACCTTTGTTTTTGTATTGACCGCCCATCTTTTTATACTCTTTAACCATGTACGCATTTGCGTATGCGCTTGGGTACACATCAAACTTAGCTTTAGCCTTAGACTTAGCTTTGCTGTATAAACTTGGATTTTTTACATTGTCTGGTATTGCCATCTAACACTTCCACCTTTTTCTTGCTTGCCTAATTCTTGAATTAGGATCATTTCTAGTTTTAGCAGAGCTTTTCTTTAGTTGACCCAAAGACCTTGCACAATAAGACTTGCGCCTTTTTGCAGCCTTGCTACCCTTTTTAACTTTTCCCGTCACAGCCGTTTTTAACTTAGAGCCGGGATTGGCTTTTCGATAAGCTGCCACACCCCTTGCAGTCATGCCCGCTCCACTTTTTGTAGATCGGTAATTTCCACCTTTTTTGGTGGTTTTGGGTATAGCCTTTTTTGGTTTTCTGTCAGCCACTTTTAGGCATGGAAAGCAGTCATTGTTCCAAAAGTAGATACCGTGTATTGAATATAAATACCGTTATCAAACAATATTCCATTGTCTGGAACAGTAATATCTCTTGTTACAGTAGCAGATGCTACAGACCCCAACTTAAATAAACTTGTTCCCTGTGGAGAAGTTTTTAAAAAATCTATGTTTCCTGCTGTAGCAGAACAAACCATGTTAATGCCTTGTAATCTAGCTCTACCTGCAAAGATAACATCGGATGCTGAAGCATTAACTCCAGCACTTACATTACCTGCTGGGTTGCCAACTGCTGTTATTGAAGCAATGGTTTTAAAATGCACACCACCAGTAGCAGTACCAGCATTTGCACCTGTTATAGATTCTGTTTGAGCGTCACCATTAACATCTGTGCCAACAACAGTAAAAGAAATGCCACTGTCATCTCCAGCAGAAAGAATCGTTACAATTCTGCCTGCATCAAAAGTACAAGAGCCTCCGTCAGCTAACGCACCACCTATAGTAAGTGCTGCATTATTTCCAACGGATGCTGCTGCTGATATTCCATCAGCGTCTAAGGCTTGTGTATCGGCAGTCAAAAAGACTGCCTTTACATCTGAACCTGTTAGTCTTGTAGACATAAGTTACTCCTTAAATAATACCTGTAAGGTTAATTAGTGAGTAATCGGTAGTTACATTAACAATCATAACTGTACCAATTACCTGAATAACATCTCCTGCTGCTGGTCCAACTGCCCCAACTGCACCTAATGGTACTGCGTGGTTACCAACTACTAATGTTCCTGAAGTTAATACTGCTGCAGGTCCTGAAACCGCAAACCAACCATAAGCACTAGCTGCCATATCTACCACTGTTACACCTAATGTAGCACCTGTAGTTGTTGCAGCTTGACCTATTAATCCACTTCTTGGATCAGGAATTAAAGTTATTCTTGAAGCTGTTGTTATAGCTGTTGCTAAATCATCGTAACAAGTAATAACAATAGAAGGATCGGCTGAATGATCGTGTGCTGGATTAGATTTAATTCTAAGCATTTGACCTTCACCTGCGACATCATTTACATAAAGATAACCATTTGCATATTGGTTAAGAGTTATGTCAGTACCAGCAGTTTCTACTGATATTGCTGTTTCTCCTGCTGCCACACCTGCTGTTGGGGTTAAATCAAAGTGATGTGCGATTGATGCAGCATGAGTTACACATTTACCTGCTGTAACAGCAACTGCTGCCAATCTACCATAAGCATAAACAGTATTACCATAAAGTAATCTACTGCCTAAAGGAAATAACTCTGTAAGTCCTGAAGTAAAAGGATCGACAGTATT